CTGGTTTAGGTGCGGCAGGAACTGGCGGTCCTTGGAATATGCCTCTTGAAGGTGTCGCTGGTTGAGGTCCTATTGGAGCACTATATGCTGTAGGGTCAATCTGATTGATGCCCATGCTTGTTAAGAAACTAGGATCAAGTGCTCCTGGTGTCATACCAGCTACTCGTTGTCCAAAAGTGCTTTTTGGTCTTGCCTCTGCAATTGCTTTATTTACTCTTGCCTCATAATCAGCTCTTTTTTCTCCGTCAGGATTTTTCTGTGGATCATAAAAACCACCTATAGGTTTTAGATCTAATTCAGGAGGTGCTTGTGTGCCTGCACCTTGCGGTGAGGACAGTAAAGACTGTATGCCTTGATTTGCTAAACTACGAAGAAAGGCACCACCGCCAGCAGCTACCTTTGCTGGACCACGGATAGTGTTGGCAATGGCACCGCCAAGTGTTGTGTCTGTAGGATCAGATATTCCTTGACCAGCAAGATAAGAACTTTGAGCCGCTTGTAAAACAGCAAATTCTCCTGGACTAATCGCGGCATCATCACCGTATCCAACTTTACGACCACCGGCTATAAATCTACGAGCGATGTCTAATGGTTGAAGGCTTCTTACTCCACGACCACTTGGAATTGTGCCCCTAAAACTTTGCCCTGTCACAGGAGAACTAAATATATTTTGAGGACGAGGAGCGAAGATTGAACCTCCACTTTGAAAACTTGCAACAGCAGGTATACCCGCAGTTCTGTTAAGAGCGTTACGAGCGTTGCGGTTAAATAGCCTTCGATTAAGCACGTTCATTTAACTAAACCTTACCACCCAAACCAAAGATACCGCCTTCACCAAACATGCCAGCCTGTTGCAAGCCAGCGATGCCCATACCTATACCGCCAAGTTGTGACAGGAAGCTAGGTTTAGGTGCCGTAGTGGTCTGTATCGTGCTCGTTGTTGAGGGCACGCCACGGAATATGTCAGACATAAAGCCAATACGCTGGAACGGTTCAAACTGCCGTTCAAGGCTCGTGGCACGTTGTGCGTCAAGCTCAAGCTGCTGTTGCTGTTGCTCCATGCCGCCAAGCTGTGACAGGATGCCAACGTCACGTTGTCCAGCCGCCTGTGCGGCCTCGCCCAGTCCAGCCTGTTGTAAACCTAACTTACCAAATAACTCACTGGCCTGCTGTGCTCGATCCTGTGCAGACTCAAATGCCTGTGCCCGTAATTGTGCAGATTGTCTGGCAAAAGCATCCTGCGTGTTACGCTGTAGTTCCTGTTCAGCTACGGCTTGCCTTGACCCACCAAAGGCGCCTGATTGAATGGCCGCGTCACCAATCCGTCTACGCTCCATGTCGGATTGACGTTGTAAATCAGCCAGACTTTGATCTAACACCTGATCTACAAAGGGAGACATATACTGTTGAAAAGCACCTGGTTGCAACGTTGCCACGCCTTGACCCAAGGTCGCTGCACCCGCCTGCATCATGGGTTGATATGCGCCCACACCCGAAACACCTAACCGAACAGCCTCTTGTTGAGCTGGTGTCAAACCAGCAACTTGATATTCGGGTATGGTTGTTGGCTGATCTGCCAATGTTTGAGTGCTGGCAAGAAGATCTTTTAGGAAAGTTTCTTGATACGGAGGAAGAAGTGTTTGTGTCTGTACAACGCTCATCACGCCATCCTTTCAAACTTGTCCATCATGGCGTACATGACTTTGGCGCCTTTTTTAGGATCGCCGTTTCCTGCACCAGTGACAGCTTTCTTTGTCATGACAAATTCCTCATCCGATAGCCGTGCTTCTTGAACCTTCTGACCATTCTGATATATGCCAGCCTTTACATCATCCGAGGTTCCAGTGCCTGGACCCTCAATTAGACCTCCAGCATTCAAGGACACGATGCCGCCCATTGCCATCTTCATAGCCTGTTCGCGCCTGTTTTTTATAGCCTCTTCAAGTTCTTCCTCTGTGTTGTATGCCGCGCCAGATACCGGATCAATAAACAATCCTTCGATGGCTTGTCCTATGTAATCAGGACGAGATTCAAGTTGCATTTCACCTTGATCAGTAATTTCTTCTTCATCACCAACACCCGCTAGGCCAAGCAGAGATGTGCCTAACACTGCATCTCCAAGTGTTATACCAGTGCCAAAGATGCCGCCCTTTTTTGCCGCTGTTTTAGTAAGTGCATCTGCACCAGCACCTAGTTGTCCTGCTTGCATACGAGCCTGATCAGCCAATACTTTTTGTGTTGCCGCTTCTTTGGCTGCGGCGCCTGCGCCAGCACCCTGAACGCCCAAGGAGCCTAGACCTGCCCCTGCGCCACCAGCCAATATGGCATTCTTTACAGCGTCCCCTGGATCACCGCCAGCCACCAACGTGCCAATTCCAGAGCCAAGAGCCGCGTTCATAGCCGCGCTACCCGCAGGACCGCCCAAGAAGTATCCTGCTGCTGCGCCTGCTATTGGTAATAGTTTTTTAAGACTCAAGCCCATAACGCACCTTTTAAGATATCGACACTGTAACAGAACCTAATGCGGTTGTCGCTACATTAGTGTTAACAAAAATATCGTCCTCCTGCACTATCTTTAGAAAACCCCCATCCGCAATGTACATGTCTCCAACGTTTAATGTACTAGCAGTTCCTGTTTCTTTGATTTCTTGAAAGTTTAACTGTGGATTTTGCGCTTGTTTTAGAAATATTTCTAAAGCTCTAACCAAATCAACGACATACCCCGTGTTCAACTCCTGTGGAGGCGTAGGTAATCTTGGAAAAGGAGTTATATTGGTAGCCATTATCTTCTGCCGTCCTGTCTAAGATCCACTCTTGGACTTCCAAGTCTCCATCTAACCCCCGCTGTAGCGCAGTCAACCTTCAATGTAAATGCTCTGCCCCGTAGTCGGACATCAGCCTTATTAGTAAATTGTTCAAACGGAACTGTTGTGGAAGTAGCGGTTCTATCTACTTTAGATAACTCGGTTTGTAAGTAGCTGCCACCTGGAAAGTTATTTGATTGTAACGTTAAATTTACAGTTGGATCGTTAGTTGTGGAGCCATTAAAAGTAAAGTCAGGGATTATTCTCCTGATCGAAGCAAAATTATCTCCGTCACCTATGTCAATCGAACTGGACTCTAATCTAGATGTCATCACTGACCCATCGTCAGTGTAACCCACCTCGTGATTAAACAAGTAAGTATCGGCTGCTCCGATTGGAAACTTTCGTATGCCTCTGTCCAGAAAAGCTGTTCTGCTCAAGTCTCCATAATACCAAATGCCTTCTTGATAATTATAGATTACATACCGATCATTTTCACCCGTGCCACCATTAGCCAGTGAGTTTGTGTTTGAAGTGTAAAACCAGATTACCTCACCGAACTCTGATATTACGGAACCAAAAACCTTATCTGCTTGGTCATAATCAAAATCAAAGAAAACTCTCTCTTTTACAGTGCACGGCAACTGTTTTGTCTGTCCGTCATACAGATAGAAGTTTTGTCTGCCCATCCAAAAAATAGCATCATTAACTGCAACAGGAGAGTTCGGACCCATGATAGTGATGTTGGTTGCCAAAGGCTGTATGCCAAAAGTGAAGGGTGCACCTATAAACTGCATGGAGTGCATAGAACTATCTGTAAAAACAATTATTTCACGTTTGGTTTCTACGGCTCTTACAAACTCAGATCCAGCACCAATCCTAAGATCTCCAGCCGAATTTGTTGCTGTCGGTGTCCAATCTGTAGCTGATTCTTGTGAGGAGAAACGTATTAATAAGGGATCTTGTTCCCCAGTGTTTATGGTGTCTGCACCGAAAGCAATCACATGACGATCTACGTCCGATACCATAACTTGTTTACATATCGTAGGAGGGTTGGATGCGTTAGGTATGTCAATAATATTTACCGCCCTAGCAGTAAGACCATCACTTTTATCCCAAAGAAATATGCCAGAATCGCGAGGATTAATTAACAAGTCCTCGCCAAAATTGTCGTGGCTCCAGATCCGTAATTGAGTTAACACAGTTTGTGTTGCAGCAGATCCCCAGCCGCCTCTGCCCCAAGTGCCAGCACCCCAGCCTGTGCCACCAACGCCCGTGTTTAGGCCAACATTTATTTGATATACACCGTCCCCGCCAGATCCACCATTACCAGTGTCACTAGCGTTTGCAGTAACTGTTGCTCCTGCTGTGTCCTTTGCGGTGATCGTATATGAATTAGTGTTTACTATGCTAACTATTTGATATTCTTGATTGAGAACAGCAGCAGTTATATTTCCACCCAAAGAAACAGCTCCTGAAAAAGTAACAAAATCATTTTGTACAGCTAAATGATTAGAGTCAGTAACAGTGATAACAGATGACCCATTTGTTGCAGCAAAAGTAACGCTGTTAGTAGAGGTTTTTCTTATAGGAGTAACATCATAAAACTGTTGACCCTGTTCGACATAATATTTTAATTCAGTACCCAAGCCTAAAAAATCAGAACCATCAAGGGCAACCCAGTTATGTAAAGCCCTAACTGTGCCTAAGTATCTTTCTTCACTATACTTTTCCCAACCGCCAATGACTTCTGGAAATCCCTGTCGGAAACGCACCTTGTCACAATCAACCCAACCGCCTTCGTTTGAGTAAGATGTCACATCTCTATTGATTCCAGGACGAAATTGTAACTTTGTTAATGGCACAGTTTAGATCTCATCAGGCCAGTCATTGATTTTAGCAATCGTTTTCACACTACCGTCTGAATTACGTTCATCCTCAAACAACTTCATAAACGCCGCTAGATCTTTTGCGCCATTCAAGGCGGTCTCTATCTCTCCGCATTTAGTGCGAACGGCATCTCTATATTTAGTGACTGAACTCGGTATAGCCGTAGATTTTTCAGCCTTACGAGTAACATACCAATCATGTGCTGCAAGTTTACTCTTTGCTGTGCTTTTTGTTTGTGCAACCCAAACGGATTTTAGTCCAAGTTCTACGACTTGATTACCGTCTCTATCTTTTATGGAGTTACCATCTGAGTCTACTAAGTTAACATCCGTAAGACTTTTTGAAATAAGACTGCCATCACTTTGCCGACCTCGATAAAAGCGACTGTCATACGGTGCTTCTGATGCTGGCGGGTCTTCCCAAACTATTTTAAAAGTAGCTTTCTGCGAGTCTGAATAACGCATCCACACTTTTGAATGTTGATTGCCGCTATCATCAACCCACTCACGCCCCTCTCTCAAGATTTTTCCATTATGTTTCCACGGCATTATTTTCTCCTATGATCGAGCATTAGCAAATTTAAATGGGGCTTCGGCAAATGCCAAATAGATGTATGTGTCACCTGATGCATTCATATTGTCAAAATCCGTTCTTAGTTTAAATCCATTACTAACAAAATCTATATGAGGTGGACCACTAGTGTTTTCTGCCCCAGTGTCTTGTGCTTCAATCCTTACATCTATTTCATTCCCAGCATTAAAGTAGTCGCTAGAAAATGATCTCTTATTATCAAACATATGCCAGCCCCCAGTTCCAACACGCTTTATCATAACCCATGCTGGTCTGAAGCCTGTGAAGACAAACGTGCCATCTGCATCATTATTGCCAATATAGCTGCCGAACTTGCTGTAGCCCTCAATCGGAGCAAATACATACGCTATAAAATCATCACTGCTGTTATTAGTAGATCCAGCACTGCCGACACTAAAAACATTTGCCGTAGGGGCAGTATTGTTGAAATATGTACTACCTGAAAATGTTGTACCTGTGCCGTTTAATTCAAGATAATTATTACCCAGTATAGTTGGATAAAGATTCCAATTTTTTGTGTCGTCTTCTAAATTTTTAACATATATAAATTCAGGAGTTACCCCTAAACCATGAGGAAGTGTTCCTGCCGACCCCGTGCCTGTCCAACGCACGATGGAAAATCCCGCTGTAGTGCTTGCTGAAAGTCTTTTTATCGCTATAGAAGGAGGACCAGAAAACGCACCGCTTTGATTAGATTCATCTATTTTAGCCGAGCCTGCTGTGGGTTCCGCATTAGCGGCAGCGGCATTATCGGCAGTAGGTGTACCACCCGCTTTCCACACCCAACCCACATAGCTGTGTGTGCTTTGATTAACATTGCTATTGTCGCCTACTGTAAAACCCTGACTATCAAAACTTAACAAATAATTAGAGTTATCTTGCTGTCCATCAGGCGCATTTGATTGCAGTAACTGTGTCCCTCTCAAAGTATCATGTAAGCTGTGTACTGTAGTATTGCTTCGCCCTTTTATCCAAACCCAATCAGGACCGATTACATCACTTTTTCTGGGTAGGTTGTCATCCATTAAGGCTAGATAACCACTTGGTGGCGTATCGTAAAATTTACCGTTTCCGTTACCATCTGCCGCCGCTGCACTGCCGCTAGTTTTTAAACCGTTAAAAGTATCATCTTGTCCGAAGTTAATAAGAACAAAGCCACTATTTTCAGAATCTACTGCAAATCTGTAAGGGCCAGTAAGCCCAGTAAAGGCAGGGGTGCCAGAATTTTGCACTGTTCCGTTTACACTAAATGAAATTTCCCCGTCATCCGCGTTGATTAAAATACCGACAACATCTCCAGAACCGTCTGCGGCCACTGAATAAGTGCCACCGTAGGCGGTGTAAGATCCATTATTTATTTTGCGTCCATCTCTATAATACCCATAAGTATAACTATCTTGTCCTAAATATCTATTTGATCCGGGAATTGTATTTCCAACAATAACTCCGGGATCACAGTTCCCTGTGTCCATAAGAACCTCAGCGTAAAACTTACCCTCTGTTATGACCACATTTGAGTACGCTTGTGCAAAAGAACTACTTGTCCTTTCTGCTTTTAAAGCTCCTTCAGTCATAGTAAGCGTAGTGCCAGAAGGACGAGTAGAATCAAGAGTGGCGAAGTTTTGTGTAGGGCTATCACTAATTTTATCTGTTGAGCTTACATTGTCTGTAACGTCAAAATCATTTCCATTACCACTTTCGTCATCCCCTAAAGCAGAGCCATCAGCAAAGTCTAGCCTAAAGCTATTATTGCTGCTTCCATAACTAACTCCACTTAACGTTTTGGGTATCCAATCATCATTTGCTCCTATTTGTCCAAATGTGTCTGGACCGTATGATTGACCGTCAACAAGATTAACTTCAGCCATATAACCATCAAAATGTCTGGTGGTGGAGCTAGTATTGTATGCCCCTAAAAGGTGGTCATTACCACTAGCATTTATAGTAGTTTCATCGTTTTGATCAACGTGTTGTTCAGTGTCAAAAGCTGTTATTTGCGTTCCATTAATATATATCCGACTTCTATCAGCATCAGTTGACTGCGTAGTATCGACACGCCAAACAATGTGATACCATGTTCGTATATCTTTAAACTCTCTAGTTGTTAATTTGTATTTACTAGTACCGCCTGTAGTATCTCTTAACTGAATATATAATTTATCATTAGAATCAAAATTTAAAGAAGATAAAGAACTTGAATTACCATCAGTAAATAAATACTGACCATTAGAACCACCCAAAGATGATCTTTTTACCCAGGCACTCCAAGTCCATGTTCGTGTGTTTCCACTAGAACTTATATCTCTATGTAAACTTGAGTCGTTAAACCGTAAACTCTGTGCAATAGAAATGGTGTCAAGCGGTCTTCGCATACCACCAGTGCCAACTGCTAATTCATTGCCATTGCCTGTGTAAAGTATGGTGTCAAAAAAATCGTCAGCTTGGTTGGTTTTATCAGGACCGAGTGTTATGTCGGGTAAGTTAGATGTGCAAAGGGCTAAAAAACCACTCTCTATGTAATTAAAATCTCCTAGGCCATTTGCATCAGTTGCAGCTTGAGAAGTAAGTGCCCCTGCAAAACTTCCATCCTGTCCAAAATTTGCTATCAGGGTTGTGCCAGCATAATCGTGGCAACCTATGAACCAAGTGCTGCCCGTTGCAGTGAATGTATACGTTGGATTAGAACCAGCAGATGGGTCACCATTATTGTTGCCGCTTGAGTCATACCATATTGTTGTTGAACCGCTGACATCTCTACGTCCAAACCAAAGTTTGCCATTGTCAACATCAAAACATAAAAGCCCTATATCACCAGTGTTAAAGTTTGTGGCATCAAATAACTCTGAACCACTAGAACTAGTGGCACTAGTCCCAGTATATGCTCTTGCTCTAAAATCTATTCCGTAAGTGTCATCTATGCTTCCAATGTAGGCACTGCCATTGACGTAATATAAACGATCCTCACGGACAACCCCAAACATTCCCCTATCATCGCCAGACACATACAAAAATTCAGCGTACCACTTACCTGATGTAACAGCTATTGTTGCGTAGCTTGTGTCGTAATCTGATCCAGAACCTACAAGTTTTAAGTTGCCCTCTGATAAAGTAGGGCTTCCACCAGAAACAACTAAAGGATTAAGCGTTGCCCAGTTGTTTGTGGGAGTGTCTGGCAGTCGGTCGTTTGCATCTATGTTATTCAACGTCCAGTGATTGCCTTGACCACTTGTATCTGCACCTATGCCATTTGCATCTGCGCTTGTGCCAGTGCCAGCAAAATCCAGTAAATGCCCTGCTGAACCCCAAGTGATTCCTGTTATTTCCTTCGGAATCCATATTCCGTCCTTAAATTCTCCGAAATTAGACGCTGCTAATGTTGAATTATCTACAAATGCCCATCTTGCTATTGATGAACCTATACAATAAGAGGTTCCATAATAATCACCGATTGTCCAAGCACCAGCCTTCAAGCCAGTTAAATCTGAATAAGATCCTCTATTATCCGTAGCATAAGTGGCCTCAACGCCATTAATAAAAAATTTTAACTTTGAAGAAGCTGTAGAATTATTCATATCTGCCATAATATGAATATTGTACCAAGCGCTGTAATCTCTCAGAAGATTAGTTGTAGTTAATATGTAATGAGCGTTGTTTGTTGATGTTAGAGCCAAAGAAGCGCCAACACCATAAGAGCTTGAATTTAAAAAACATAAATCGTTTAATGCAGAGCCGCTTGTCCCATCTCTAAAATTAAATATAAATTGTGGGTAACTGCTGTTAACAGGGTTAACTAAATCATTCCGCTTTATCCAAAAATTTAAGGTAAAATCTGTGTCACTATCCACCGTACTGAATGTTTTGGTAAGTCTACCACCATTCGCTGGTGTTGAATCGCCAACAAGACGAATTGAAGTATCTATGGTTTCAGAGAAAAACGATGATGTCAATGCACCACCTGGAGAACCAGAGCCGCCAAGTCCAGCATTGTTTGACTTAATTAAACTCATTAAGTTAAAGCTCCAGAAACCGTAACCAACACTTGATTATCACCTGTGCCTATACAGAAGTAAGATAGCTGATATATACCAGCAGTACTTAATGAAGTTAAGGCAGTAGCGTTTATAGCCACTTCGGGACCAGCGGTGATTGTCTGACCAGTAGAATTATCCAAATGAATATTACCTGACTGTCCTGCTACTTCTCCAGCGAAAGTAATAAAACATCCGTCACTTAGAGTGGTAATAGAAAAATCATTGCTAGCCGCCATATTGCATTCAGCCGTGTCTGGACTAGCTCCCGTGCCTAAGCTAACAGTAGTTATTGTGCCCTTCGCTCTTCCTGAAACAGATACGTCATTGTTGATAGTTAAAGATACGTCATCTTCTACAGTCATTACGGCAGTGCCGTCACGTTGTTGAAAGATAATGTCCTTTGCGTCCACAACGGGCTTAATCACAACATCACTTGATGAGTTGGTGATATTCAGTATCTCTGTCCCACCAGCCAAAAACTTAAAATCGTTGCCAGCAGCATCAAGTTGAATATCTCCAGCGGTGTCTATAATTAGATCACCTGTGTCATTGACGATGTAAGAGTTAGTGCCACCATGATAAAGGTTTAAATCTTCACCTGCGCCTAACGTCAAACGACCCACAGCACTGTCACCTGTTAAATCATCCGCATCAGCATCTACACTGACAGCAAGCTGACCATGAGTAGCGTTTAACTTAGTTAAAGCATTTACAACGTTTGCACTACTACCACCACCGTCAAGATATACCATAGCTACTTGACCATTAGGTATAGTTACAGTTGAGCCTGAACCTTGCTTGATAATAATGTTATATGGTCCACTAGAGCCACTGTCGGTCGTAGCGTTCTCAATAATGTGAACTCGACTAATCAAGTCAGGCTCGATGGTTATGGTGCAGTCAGAGTCTAATTGACCTGTGTATTTTACATACATAGATCTAACTGGGTCAGTTGAACCATCAGCTATGGTGCTTGTATGTGTATTTGCATTGGTTGCTATAGGATCAGTGCCAAATCCAAGTGCCTCGCCAATAAGCTCAAGATTAGTGTTAGTTGTAGTTCCCCAAGTACCAGAACCATCGCCAGTACCTAGCTCATTAAGTCTAAGATTGTTTACATAGGTGCTTGCCATTTTCCCGTCCTTACGCTGCTATTTCTGTCCAACCTGGTCTTTGTGAAGGAACAATTGGTCTGTAAAGATTTTCTTCTCCAACTGACCCCGTTGCTGATACTCCTGTCACAGAGAACCCTAAAGATAAAATAGGTGCGCTTGTTCCTGTGCCTGCTGATGCTGTTGCTGATACTCCCGTTACAGCAAAAGATATAAGCCCTAAAGGTGTTACTGTTCCAACCGCTGATGTGCCAGCATTTCCTGTTACAGCAAAAGCCGCTCCAAGAATAAAACTAACACTGCCTACCGAACCTGTGGCCGAAACTCCTGTTACCGCAACAGTTTGTACGCCTTGCGCTACAATCGAACCTAAAGCAGTGGTTCCAGCAACTCCAGTTGGAGAAACAGGGATTGGTTGTCCCCAAGCGCCTTCACCCCAGCCGCCTCTTCCCCATCCTTGTAACGACATAGGCTACCTCATCAGGCTATTCGTATAATCGCGTTACTCGCATCTGCTGTAGGAAACTGAATAGTGAAAGTTCCTGAAGTAGATGTTTTGTTTGAACTGAAGTCCAACACGGCCACAGCTTTATTGCTGTTTGTACTGTTATAGATCAAAGCGCCCATGGCAGTTATGGTAGCGGTGGTAAAACTAAGGTCAGCAAAATCCGTAAGAGCCGTTGTGCCAGAAGTGGTTGGAGCAACTTTGGTAAGTGTGCCACCGCCTGTTGCGTATGTGCCGCTAGAAGCAACCTCACCTGTAGTGGTAAAGGCTGTGGTGGTGGCTCCCAAAGTAGCCGTAGTGCTAGACTTTCCACCGCTGCTTTCCGCATACAAAGCAAGTTTAAAAGCATTACCGTTCGTTGCAAAATTGTGCGTACCCAACATCAATTCCTGTTTGAATGCGGTACACATTGCTTGTGCTATTGCCATTATAGTCTCCCTATAGCGTCAGCTAGTTGATGTTGACCCGCCTCACGGACCCTGGCGCAAATACTACCACGTTCTTCTTTCCTCGCCAACTCTATATAATATTGTGCTAAATTCCTAACTCTATCTCTAAACGCTTCAGCTTGTAGCCGTATTGGTTCTGGTGCCTCGTCTGATATGTACATTAGCTTATTAGCTAACATATCTGCAATTTGATCGTTCGATAGTCCTCCGTTATCAGAGGATACAACACTAACGGATCCCACACTCCCTGAACTTAAATCAAACATGATCATGTCTCCCAAATATAATAGGTTCACTTTCCTTTGGTTCAGGTGGTTGCATTTTTGACTGCTTTGTTATTAACAAACTGCCATTTTCAATTGTTTGAACCAACGGATCTTCTAATCTATGATATCCATAAAGTTTTTCATTATCTGGAACATTAGTGTCCATCAAACCAGAACTGTGTGCGATCTCTATCTTTATGCCTTTTGAAATGGCTGTAGCGCACCAGAACTCAACACAAGCTCTTCCAGATTCTGCCATATTCACATTCTTGTATGTAAAGTCTATGCCAAACAGGCATATCTTTGTTACCTTCTTCCACACAGCATATGCGAGAGCATACGCAACAGTGTTGTTGAAGTAACATAACCCAGTTTCTTTCGCGACTTTTTCTAAAGGATACAGCTCGATAGCCGGATATTCTGAATGTTTTATACACGAGTATATTGGTTTTGTGTTTTTAGAAAGAAACTCTCTCGCAACGCCTGTTTGTGTTCCAGCGTTTTCGGTATCTAGAAATCTAGTGACTGGATCCATCATAAACGTTCTATCAACGTGTATGATTGCTCCTATACAGTTTATGCCCCACACTTCATCAAATGTCTGTGACGCCACCCTAGCAGAGATATAATCTGCATAACTTCCACCCAAGCCAACAATAGCGATCTTCATGTTCTGGCTCTATTTGGAAGTCCCATTCTGTATGCATCCATGTTTTCTCTTGCCTCTCCCAGATCTTTCATTCTGATTAGAGATTCAGAAAACCTATCTGAATACATCTTCATTACATCCGCTTCACCTTTCATGAAAGTGTAAGCCTCCACAAGACTCCCATACAACATAGCATTTGGAGCATTTTCACTTAACCAAGTTAAGGTCGTATCCGCAGATGTTTCTACGACCACACCTGTAGCGCCACTAGTGCCGCCAGTAACTGTTTCACCAACTGTAAAATCTCCTGTAGGAAGGGTTATAACAAAAACGGTAGGAGAAGTGATTGTGTTTATCGTTGTGGTTTCTCCACTGGTGCCACCAGTGATTGTTTCATTACCCTGAAAAACCCCCGTAACATTGTTAACAGTTAAGTTAACCTTGCTCCTATTAAGACTAACAGGTCTATAATAATAATGAAGTTCAGATACAAAATTTGCGTTTGGTGTCGGTGCAAGTATAAAGTTGTTAATGTCAAACACTGCGTAGTATTTCGGTATTCCAGTGGTGGCTGGATTAGGGTTGTACTCTTGAATGAAGTTTACATCTTTCTGCAATAAGAATTCTTTTGAACTAGAGTTCTCGATGGATAGACTGAAAGAAGCTAAATAATCATCAGGCACTGTTAAGAACTCATTCCCAGAAGTCATCGACCCTGTCACATTTTTTCTAAAATATTCCAGATCAATACTTTTAAAAATACGTTCTTCAGCAGACTCAATAAAAGTGTCTAAATTAGATACAAAAACAGCCTCTTGATTGTCCGTAAACTCTTTTATTGCGCTTTTCAATTCTGTGTATGTATAACTCATGGTGTATTCGCCGTCCCGCCCATGCCGCTATGAACCGTGCAATAGTAATATAAGGTTGGTGCTCCAACAGCAACCGTAATTTGTGTGTACGCTCCCGCAGAACCAGGCGTACCGCTGGTAACAACACCCGTTGTGTACTGTGTTCCACCACCATGCGTGCCATTAGAAGTTGTTGAAAATCTTAAAGGGTGACCAGAATTACTACTGTCAGATTGATCAAAACGATAGGTACTGCCTTCAGACAAGTTAACAGTGTCTTGCTGTACTCCATCAATATAATACTTATTACCATAAGCTGTACTAACAACAGTCACTGTATATGTTGCAGCTATTGTTACCGCTGAACCTGTAAAGGCAACAGTTCCCAATGTTGCTGTCGCTGAAACACCTGACACACTTTGAGGAGTGAACACATTACCACCAAATGTAACCGTGCCCACTGAACCAATGGCTTTTGGAACTTGCTCATATATTAAGGTGTCTAATCTAAAAATAGGAAACTTGACGGTTTCATTAAAGATATTATTCGTGTCTGGTCTTGGATCTCTTAAAGATTCTGCATCGCCTCTGACAGGTCTTGGCTCTAATTGAGGATGCTTTTCTTCATACTCATCATCTCCAACAAGTAATCCGTTCCATTCTTTTCGCATATTTCGCAAACGATAACGAAAACCAGAACGATCTGATATTCCATAAGCATCTTTACCGACTGCAAATCTAGCCATCAGACCCTCAAATATTGAATGTCGGGCTGAAGTTTGAGAGATACCCTATCTTCGTCCTCATCTGCTGCACGCTGAAACTCCTCTTCATAGACAGTTTTCAACAGCTGGACTCGTTCTGGCGCTCTTTTCAAAGCCATGTAATAAGCCATGCCAGCAACAGCGCAGGGAAGAAAACGGAAAGGTAGTTCAACGTCATTCACAAGAGCGTCCGCATCTTCTATACGTCTTACATAGTAATAAACAAGCTGATCTGTGCTGTTGTCAGGAGTAGGCCACAATGTGATTTCTGGCAAAATTTGTCTATTGAAATAATACTGAGAGGGTCTTCCAGTGGTAGTTTTCACAGGTTGTGTAAGATATGCACTCCTGCTGACTTTACTAAGAGTAATATCTGTTCCGCTACGTCTGAGAACAACTTCTAATAAATCAACTACATCAGCGGTTAACGTAAGAGTTGCCTGCCCAGCAGTCAAAGTAGCCGTTGCCTGACGAACTGTCCACAAATTCACGCCTCTATTTGCCCAATCGGCAAACATGAGGTTCATAGATCTACGAGCGGTGCGTGCATCATATCCAGTGCGAACTTCAAGCCCACACCGCTCGTATGCCTCTTCAATGATATCAGAGACATCAAGAGTAAAATCTCTTGATCCAGAAGTTGCCATCTACTTTGCCCTTACACTGCCGCCCTTACGCATCATCTTCTTTTTCATGCCCACTGCACCGCCGCCGCGCATCTTTTTCATGGCTACTTTACCACCATTACGCATCTTCATGGCTGGCTTCTTTGTCATGGTCATTCCACCACCACGCATACGTCTCATAGCTTTTTTCTTAGCACCTGGCATCTTCTCGTCTCCTTCTGCGGGTTAAGATTAAGTTAAGGTAGTCTTCTTTACTGTAGTTTTCATAATACCCAGTCTTCTCAAGTATCTTACTAGCATCATCAAGTTCTGACAATCTTTGTATGAAAACCATGGTAAAGTCAGTTTGAAAGGATAAAAGCCATAAATCTAACTTATTACAAGCAAACCACTCATTCATGGCAACGCAAGCACTTTCAACCTCTTCATATGTTTGACTTGGTTCTTCTTCTAGACAAATAATAACAGAGTATTTTTTACTAAAATTTTTGCATTTTGTAGCTACAGTTCGCCATAAATCATCTCTGTCAAGACACTCGACTACTAATAATCTATTATCTTTCAAGGCTTTCTTTGCAAAAGGGCAAGGTGCATGTCCTACATCAGGGTCGATGACACTAAGGTCATTGTGAACCCATTCTTCTATCAGTTCACGCATCTTACTTTTTCTTTCTTCTACGAACAGCTTTCACACGCCTTGGTTTACCCGCTGGCTGTCCCAAACGTTTCTTTTGAGCAACGCGAGAGGCTTTTTCTTTAGAAGACATCTCTTTAGTTGTCTTCGGAGTTTTGGATGATACCCGTTTTGACGGGCGACAATAAGGGACACCACGTTTCTCTCCCTTCTGACGACCACACTTCTTTCCTGTACGAACGTCTTTCCAATCTTCTTTAAACCACCGTTTAAGAGCCAGACCAGCTTTTGTCTTTCTAACTGCCATCAGGATTGCTCCACTGCGCCTTTAGTTCTTTTCCTTCGCTTCGGCAATACTCTGCCGCAACCTCTGGCTACGGCTGTCCCTGTCCTCTTCTTCCCACGAAACTTCCGTTTGGGTTTCGTAACAGGGATCTTCATTAGAATGTTTTACCTTTGCGCTTAGAAGAGCGACTCTTCTTTTTAGACTTTTTACTTTTTCCTCCAGTTCCATAGTTTGCCGCTCCTACTTTTCGACATTTTGCGATGGCACCTGAAGCATAAGCACTCGGAAAAACCTTGTAGCGTGCCTTTACTTTTCTATAACAAGCGTCTTTAGGCATCTTTCCTACTCCTTCTAAGAGACTCCTTGCCCCTTCTAAAAATTCTTACTACCTCTGTCTTTCCCATAACCTTGGCTCTTTGTTCTGCTACGGTTAAAATTTGTATCTTTCTAGCAAAAGGTTTCTTTATTTTTTTTACTTTTGCAACAGTGGCTCTCGCATCAGTGGGTGTTGCAAATTTTATTTTAACCGTATCCTTTGGATTTTCATCAGTGTAAAGTCTCCTGCCAGTGCCTTTTGGTTTTTTACCCGTGCCTGTTTTAGGGTCTTTTGTTTTTACCACGTTTTTTCCTTCCAGCGCAGTGTGCCCTCTCACTAAAGCCTCTAGGTCGTTTACAGTCTATCGACTTTTTCCTTTTAGAACTCCACTTTTTTTTGTTTGGCGGCTTAGTAATTTGTTTACTCATCCGCGATCTGTTCATAGCCACTATATAAACCTATTAGCCAACGCTGTCGCCACTATGAGAGCCGCAATCCCCCATAGGCGCATATCTAACTTATCTAATTGACGTTGTATTTCAGCGTATCGTTTATCACATGACTCTTCATGCTTCTCAAGCTGACGTAGGACTTCTTCTGGGGTCATTAGCACTTCCATCTTCTACGAGCCTGTCTCAAACGGCTGTTAGGATCTTTTGCGGCTTTTGGGAACTTTTTCATTTGTCCCGCAGACCTAGCGCAAAATGACTTACGTCTTTTTGCTGCCTTGCTACCCTTCTTAACCTTGCCTGTCACAGCAGTTTTTAACTTACTACCTGGGTTCTCTCTTCTGTATCGAGCGACACCAGCTTTAGTCATTCCCGCTCCAGATTTAGTGGAGCGGAAATACTTTTTGGTTTTGGGTGGTTGTTTGTCTCTTTTACGAGCCATGACAACTATCCAAAAAAGGCAGTTATAGAATCCACGTTTGTTAACGTAACATGACAGCCGTCTTCAAATATCATCCCGTGTTCAGGAATAGTTACTTGAGTATCATCGGAAGCTAAAAAAGTCATAGTTAACAGTGTAGTTCCAGATCCCCCACCAGTTCTAAAAACAGCGGCAGGAGAACCACTACTCGCGGATCTTATAACAAACGACTTCAGTCGGGTTCTCCCACCTATGAGAGAACCCGTTGATGTCGCCGTTTTTGCAACAATAGCACCAGCCATGACATCCTCCTAGTAAACGGAGTATTCTAGTTCAACAGTAAACCGTCCAGCGGTAATGTCTGCGTTAACAGTCGTTGTAGATCGTGCGTACAAATGAACATTCGCAACAGCGGCAGTTATATTAGGAACGAAAATGTGATAGTTGCCAGCAGTATTATTGAAATTGATGTCAATCTCGGTGATTGACTGCGTAGCACTTAACTGTTCATTAAAAGATGTCACATCAGCGCCAACGATTTCTGTGCCACTTACAGCCGCGTTTGTGGCTGTGCCGCTCGTAGCACTAAGAGCAAGGTTGCCTGCTAAAGTTTGACCCGCAGCAGTTGTGATGCCGATCAAAGCACGATGAATAAAAATCTTGCTAGGTGTCACCAAATCATCTGGTGCTTCCACATTCAATGTGCCTAATTCTACTAGACAATCGTTATTTCCATACGCCGTATCGGCGGCATTCGTTGCAGCCAAAGAACCTGCAAAAGATTGAATCTTGCGTGTTCCCATTGAGATAAGTTGCCCTGTTGCATTAACAGAAAAACCTGTCTGTGTAACAGCACCAGTAGTGCTGCTTTCATTGATTACTTGAAAACCCGCTTTTGAACGGACGGCACCAGAAAAGGTAGTAGTAGCCATGTGTCTCTCCTGTCTTGGCTAATGTCAGTCACCCTATGCGACTGTCAGGATATCTCATGATACATCAAAAAAAGCGGAGCCGCAACAAAACGGCTCCGAGTCTGGGAGGATTTACATGAATAATTACAGAGTAACAGAAAAAAGGGCGACTGAGAAGTCGCCCTTTCCGTTACCCCTAGCATGGAGGACTAGGATTTATGCACCTGGTGAACCAAATACACAACGAGGATCGGAGAAGCCGAAGCTGTAACGCTCACGAGCCTTG